GGGCGCAAAGGTATGTGCCTTAGCTTCTTGCCTAGAAGTAGGTTGCCCTGCCTCAGTGATGATCTTTGCTGTGTAGGAGTGAACATCAAATCCTGTGGATACTTCTTTCATCGCTACTTTGTCCTGAGATAAAAGTGCTGCAACTCTAAATTCTAGCTGTGCAAAGTCTGCCTCTAATATCTTACCCTTCAATCCAAACGCATTGTTGTTCCAACGAGACACAAACACCTTCTTAACAGGGAACGTGCCACCTCTAGGCATATTCTGCATATTAGGATTGCGTCCACTGAAACGTCCTGTGGCTGTGACATGCTGTGTAAGACTAACGTGAAGCATACCATCCTCTTTTGTGTAGTGTTCTATGCCATCAACAAAAGCTGAAAGATAGCTTGACACAGCACTTTGTCTCTTCAGGTCTGTCAAAAATTCTTCTGCCTCTGACATCTCCATAGCCTTAGCTATATTAATAAGTTGTTCTAGGTTTCCCTTACTTGTAGAGAACCCATTAGCACTGAGCCACGCTTTTGATGGAGGAAAGAACCCTAGTCCTGCCATTTGTTTTAGCTTAGTAAGCTTATACCCTCGTGTATCACAGGCTGTGCATCGATTTGGTTTAGCAAAACGTGTCCCATCCTTCTTAGTTTTGAACACCTTGCCCCTTCCGTTGCAAGCTTGACACACACTAGCCTTTGTTTTAACCATCATAGCACTATTGTCCTTGACAGCCTGTTTAAATTCTTCTTTTCCCTCAACAGTATCAAAAGCTATTGCCCATTTTTTCTTGTCATACAGTATTCTAGAGTAAATTACTTGGCTAACCTGCTCAGGAGAGTTAAGATTTATAGGTGTATCCCCCATTAAGCTCTTGACTTTTGCGTTTAACCTATTTTCTATCTGCAATAGCTCGTCCTCAAACTGCTTTCGCACCTCTTTTAGTGCAGTTTTGTCTATCCTAAAGCCATTCATGTACATTTTTGTTAGCGATTTGCATACTTTGTTAGTGGTATCTCTTACATTTACCAAAGATTCCGACTCAGGCTTGTTGTATTCGTCTAATAAGCGCCAATATAAAGACCTAGTAACCTTCAAGTCTTGCTCAAGGTACATCGATAGCTCCTCCAATGGTATCTCATCCGTCTGAAAGCCTCTCCTGAAGTAATCCTTTAGCGTATCAGACTTCTTCATGTCTAAATCGTAGCGTATTGCACAGTTTTCCAGGCTGACAGAGCCTCTCTGACCACGCTGTAGTATGTAATCTCCAAGCATTGTATCAAAGATTTCCCCATCATACTTAAAACCACATGCCCATAACCACTGCAAGTCATACTGTAGGTTATGTCCTATCAATAACGTGGTGTTGTCAAGCACTCTTTGTAGTCTTGCCTGTGCATCATCGTCCTCTATGACCTTCTCCTTGTGATCAAAAACAAAAACTGTTTTCTCCTCCTCCCTAAGATGATCCATAATACCTACGAGTGTCAAAGAATTGTCAGGCTCAAATGGATCAAGGTGTACTTTGCCGTTACGTTTAGTTGTCGTGTTTTCCACATCAAGTATTATCTTCATGCTGAGTACCTTCCTGTTTCTACATCTAGCTCAACATGAACTGCACCATGCCAACCTGTTAACTTGTTCTTGGCTAATCGAATGTGACGCTGAGGATCGTTACTGTCCTGTCCTTCAATGTCAGGATTCTTGCTAAGTAATAACATCAAATCTGCCTCTGCCGCCTTCCCTGTCTTACTGCCCTCAAGCATAGATTGGTTTACATTTATCTTACCCTCTGCCTCTGCTGATAGTTGGGACATCCAAATAATAACGCAATTATACTTTTTGGCAATGTTTCTTGCATGAATTGCCGCCTCTTTCAGGTAGATATCTGATCTTTCCGACCCTGCTGTTGCAAACTTGTCACCCATATCAAGTACAATGATGTCAGGGTTTATACTTTTAGCAAGCTGTTCCACGTAATCCATGTTCTTATCCGTAGCGTCCTTTATAGATAAGAGATTTCTCAGAGGATCATATCTTTCTAGCGCCAACTTCCTGTTCTCTAACACCTGATCGCTAGACATATTTGATTTACAGTACAGGTATCTCAGACCAACACGCTTGTATGCCTCCTCATTACACAGCACAACACATCTTGCTCCCTGATCTATAAAGCCACCCTCAGAGGCTATGATACTAGCGTGAAAGGATGTCTTACCTGTGTTAGGTCTAGCACCCACTATCACAAAGTGACCACCACTCAGCCCCTCCACTCGCCTACGCAACGAGGGTATGTTAAACTTCCATTGAAACTTTAAGTTAAGATGTTCGACTAGTGTGTTGAAAGATATGTCGTCACCTTGAAACCTAAAGCTAGGTGTGAAGTCGTCCTGATAATTATCCAAGATATTTCTAAGAGGCTCAAGGTTATTCTTTGTACCATTCACATAGTCAAACCCTATGTTAGCTACCTCTTCCCCAACCATTTGTTGAAACAACTTAGACAAAACTTCCTTGGCTATATCGTTGTTCATTGGTTCTTCTTTGGACAGCTTACTAAACAAGACTTCAAAGGATGCCTTATTCGCTGAGGTCATAGTGCCGTTGTCAGAAAAGAACAAAGCCTGTAGCTCTGTCAAGGATAAGTTCCTCTCATGTTTTCCCATAGCCTCATCCAAAGTATTCTTAATCTTGCGTGTATCTTTACTGAAAAGTCTATCAGGACACTTACTACCTTTGTGATCCTCATAAAAATCTTTCTGCATTAAACTTCTAATTAGTGCTAGTTCTATCATTCTGTATCTTCTCCTCTATTAATCCATCAATAAGACCTAACATCTTGTCAAAGTCTTCTTTACCTAAGTTCTCTATATAAAACCATTCGTTAGCTCTCTTGCGACTTAGACCCTCAGCCAACGAGTGCGCCATCTTTTCTGCCACACCTCTATGTTTAAACTTTTTGTAGGTAACTATCTCGTAATCCCTGTGAGGACTACTTGTCTGATATTGATTACATCTATCCACAGACTCAATAGCTTTGCCTATCTTGTACCAATTACTCCATGCAGGATTCTTAAGAACATACACTTCACCTTCAGTAGCCAACACGTAGTTAACCAAAGAAGAAAATGCTGCATCGTTAAAAGATTTATATCTTCCAGGCTTATATAATGGATGTGTTCTAGATACGTATCTACCATCTACGAACATCCTTAACTTATTAACTATAGGGTTCTTTATAGTGTTTATGCTCGCTTGGTACGAGGCATGACATCTGTTACACGTACTATGCTTTGTCCGTCCCTTGGAAACTGTGTCACCCACAATCAACTCCACATTACACTTACTGCAAAAGCGTTTAACCATCTATCATCTCCCTTAATTTATCAAAATCTTTCTGACGTTTATATTTTAGATCATCTTCTATCTGTAGTCCATAAACTTCTGATGGATCACAGTAACTTTTTAACTCTTTAGTATAATGAATAGTCTTACCAAGAGCGTCAGGATCAAGAGCCACAATAACTTTGTCAAAGGTATCGATGTATTCCTTATGCTCCTTCAAAAGACTTGTACCCAACAGCGCCACACCTGTAACACCTATCAAGTTCTCTCCAATAACAGTTGCTGACACAACATCCTCAACAACGACAGCTATACTCTTACTAGGCTTGATACAATAGGAATAATACTTTGCCTCCCCTCCGTACTTGTACCACTTAGGTTGTGCGTTGTATAAGGCTCTGCCTATTGCATCAACAACCCTGCCATTCTTGTGGATAGGAAACACAGCACGTTGGCTTTTACAATCGTATAGTAACTCTATGTTTAAATCCCAACGTCTCTTAAATCGCTGTACATAAGCGTTGTCACCATCCGTTATATACTCAGGCATCTTAAACTTTTTAGGTGCTACCCTTTCCTCCACACCCTGTATCTTATTCTTGATAGTTTCAACTAGCATCGGTGTCATAGTCGCACCTTTAACGTCACAGCTATTCCTGTAACAGTTGTATATGATTAACCCTTCTTTGTTTGTAGCTGTAAACTTCTTAACTCCATCACAGATAGGACAATCTAATGTGATTGTTTCTCCTT